TGACCGGCGCCGATCTGGCTGCCGGGTGTGCAGCGTTCCAGAATGCTGCGCTCGAGGACGGTCTGGTGCATTTGGATTCGCCGGCACTCAACGACGCGGTACGGATGTCTGATGTGCGGCGCAGCGGCGAGGCGTGGGTGTTCTCCGCTCGCCATTCGGCCGGTGACATCACCCCACTGGAGGCCGCCACGATGGCCGCCATCGGGGTGCGCACGTCGAAGCCGTTCGAGATGTTCGTCTATTGAAAGGCTGGTGGTGAATGGGTTTGTTCACTCGCAATCGTCCAGCCCTGACCGAAGCCCGCACGTCGCTATCGGCGTTGCAGCAGATCATCGACCGTGCCGGGTTGACGGCCGCCGGTGTCCCGGTGACGTCCGACAGTGCGATGCGCTCGACGACCGTGTGGGCGTGCTATGAGTTGGTCGCTGGTGTTGGTTCGTCGTTGCCGCTCGACGAGTTCCGCAAGGTCGGCAACGAGCAGATCGAGGTAGGTCTGTCGGCGCTGTTCACCGATCCTGACCCTGACCCGTCGGTGACTGCGGTTGCGTGGCGTGGCCAGGTGTTGCGGTCGGTGGTGTCGCGCGGCAACGCGTACGCCGAGCTTGTGGACGCCAACATGGGCACCCCGTCCGGTGCGGTCACTATTCACCCTGACCGGGTGACGTGGCGTTACGAGAAGCGCAAAGACGGCGCGTCGGGCTGGGAGTTGTACGTCGACAACGTGCATCGTGACCGTTGGCCTCGTGGCGATGTCTGGCACTTCCCGCTGTTCTTGCAGCCTGGTTCGCCGATCGGGATGAACCCGATCGAGTATCACCGTCAGACCATCGGTGCGTCGTTGGCGGCGCAGAAGTACGGGGCCGAGTTCTTCGACGGCACGAACCCTCAATGGGTGGTCAAGGTTCCGAACAATCCGGGCGAAGTTGAAGCGAAAGCGATCAAGAAGAAGATCATTGAGGCCACATCTGGCAGTAATGATCCGCTGATTCTGCCGTCGGAGATCACGATGGAACGTGTGTCGATCCCGGTGGACGACTCGCAGTTCTTGGAGTCGCAGCGTTGGGGTGTCGAGGAGATCGCCCGCGTGTTCCTCGGTGGGTTCCCCGAGCTGGTTGGTGGGGCTGTCACTGGTGGCGGGTCGATCACCTACGCGAACCGTGAGCAGCGTATGGCCGACTTCATTGCGCTGTCGTTGGCGCCGCGCTATCTGGTTCCGCTCGAAGCGTCACTGTCGACGCTGGTACCGCGTGGCCGGTACGTGAAACACAACGTGGACGCGCTGCTGCGCGCCGACCTACAGGGCCGCTACGCGTCGTACAGGCTGGCCGCCGAGGTGGCCGACCTGATGGGTGCCCCGTTGATGGATATCGACGAGATGCGCCGGCATGAGAACCTCCCGAAGTTGACCGACGCCCAGCGCGCCGGGTTCACGCAGCGCCCGCAGCCGATGGCCCCCGCCGTCCGCTCCGGTTGGCCTGCTCCCACCATCTGACCCACGAAGGAGGACGCCATGCGCGACCTGCTCACCCGTTCCCTGCCTCCCGAAGTTCGCGAGCGCCTCGCTGCCGACACATCGACGCTCATCACCGCTGGGCTTGCCGCCCGTAGCGGTGGCGAGATCGTCGAGGCTCGCGGGTTCAAGATCGAATCGCGCGCCAACGACGACGGCACGTTTCACGTCAGCGGCTACGCAACCACCTGGGACACCTGGTACAACGTTGCCGGCGGCGCACCCTACGGCTGGTCCGAGTCGATCCATGCTGGCGCTGCGGACAAGTCGCTGGCCGAGCAAGACGACGTTCGCTTCCTACTCAACCACGAAGGACTGCCGCTCGCACGCACCAAGTCGGGCACGATGACGTTGACCGCCGATGGCATGGGTTTGCTCCCGAACTGTGAGGCACTCGACCTGTCGAACCCGCGAGCCGCCGAACTGCGCTCATGTCTCGCACGCAACGACGTCGACCAGATGTCGTTCGCGTTCATGGTGGTCCGCCAGGAATGGAACGAGGATTACACCGAGCGGCTCATCACTGAGCTGCGCTTGTTCGACGTGTCTGCCGTGACGTATCCGGCGAACGAAGCCACGATCATCGGTATGCGCTCCGCAGCGCAACCGGAACCCGAGATTGCGGATCGTGGCATGTCGCTGCGGTTCGCTCTCGCCTTGGCCGACCAACTCGGCTGAGTAACACCCCTGGCAATCACGCCGGGCACACGCCGCCACCACGCCGCCCCCTCATTGTGGGGCACCTGGCTGGCACCTGTCGCCCACCTGGAAGCCGTCAAGCAAACAACACCCGACGACTCTCCGAAGGAGACAACCATGTCCGATTTCCTCACCATTCTGCGCGCCAAGCTGCAGATCAAGATCGACGAGCGGGCCGCCGCCAAGGACGCACTCGATGCGATCCTGGCCGCACCCGCCGCCGAAGGTCGCTCCGACCTGACCGACGCCGAAACCGCAGCGTTCACCGAGGCCCGCGCCAAGGTGTCAGCACTCGACGCCGAGATCGACAGCCCTGAACTCAAGGCCCGCATCGCGGACCTGGAAGCCATCGAGGCCCGCCAGTACGAAGCATCGATTCGCAACCCTGCCAGCATCAAGGTCAAGGGCGAGGCCCGCACCTACAGCAAGGAAAACGACCGTTCCGGCGCGAACTTCCTGCGTGATGTCGCCGGTCGCACGGTCGGCGACTTCGGGGCAATGCAGCGCCTGGAGCGTCACATGCAAGAAGAGCGCGTCGAGCGTGCCGCCCACATGGCCGGCATCGAACAGCGTGACCTTGGCACGTCGGCGTTCGCCGGTCTGACCGTCCCACAGTACCTCACCGACCTGGTTGCTCCTCGCATCCGCAACAAGCGCCCGTTCGCTGACATCTGCCGCCAACTGCCGCTTCCGGCGATGGGCATGACGGTGAACATCTCGCGCATCACGACCGGCACCACGGTCGCGTCACAGGCAACGGAAGTTGCTGCCGTGTCGGAAACCGACGCTGATGACACGTTGCTCACGGTCAACGTGCGTACCATCGCCGGTCAGCAGGACGTTGCCCGCCAGATCATCGACCGCACCAGCGGCGGCGATCAGGTCGTCATCGAAGATCTGATCGGCGCCTACCACGAGGAGTTGGATCGTCAGATCCTCGTCGCGGACGGCACGAACGGCACGCACGTCGGTATCAAGAACGTCTCCGGCAACGTCGCGGTGACGTACACCGACGGCACCCCAACCGCCGCCGAACTGCACCCGAAGCTCGCCGATCTGCTCCAGCAGATTTCGTCGGGCACCGACGACTTCACGCACTTCATCTTCCACACCCGTCGGTGGTGGTGGTTGGCGTCGCAGCTCGGTTCGACGTTCCCGCTCGTCACTGTCGGCAACGCCGGTGTCCAGCAGGTTGGCCAGGTCGGCGATGCCGGCTATGCGGCCAACAACCGCGGGTACCTCGGTGGCGGTGTCGTGCTCGACCGCAACATCGAAACCAACCTCGGTGCTGGCACCGACCAGGATTCGATCTACGGCGTCAACGCAAACGAGTGCTTCCTGTGGGAAGACCCGAGCGCACCGCTGCTGATCCGTGCAGAGCAGACCGGGGCAGGCAACTTGATGGTCAAGTTCGTCGTCTACGGCTACTCGGCGTTCACCGCCGGCCGTTACCCGCTCGCCACTGGCGACATCAACGGCACTGGCCTCGTCACCCCTGCGTTCTAGGCCATGACATGAACGGGGGAGCTGCCGTGATGGCAGCTCCCCCGTTTCGGTTCACCTCCCCCCCGCACCACGCACACACACAGAAAGAAGCATCATCATGACCAAACAAAACGGCAACTACTTCGACGAGCATCATCTTCGTCAGGGTTCCCCCGTCAACACCACGCACGTCGAGTCGTTCCCGCGCAACGCGTGCGGCGCCAACGTTGCGATCGCCGCTACCGGCGTATGCCATTCCACTGCGGTGCCGCTGCAGGCTGGTGATCTGGTCACGTCGATCACGTTCGTCACTGCCACTACCGCTGCCGGCACCCCAACGGCCGGGTTCGTGGCGTTGTATTCGCCTGCCGGTGTGCTGCTCGCACAGTCCGCTGACTTTGCGACCACCGCTCGCGCTGCGAACACTGTGTACAAGATCAACCTGGCAACGGCGCAACTCATCACGACCGCCGGTCTGTACTACGCGACGATCAGTTTCACCGCTGGCACCGTGCCCACCCTGCGCGGCCTCGATGTCGGCAACGCTGTCATGGCTGGTGCGCTCGGCTTGACGGCTGGTGTGCTTGCACAGACCCACGGTTCGGCTGTTGGTGCTGTTGCCCCGGCAACGATTGCCACGGCGACCACGGTGGCCACCGTGGCGTATCTGGTGCTGACGTGAGCGACATCGAAGCGCTGCTCGCCGAGCGGGCAGGGTACGCGATGCGTGGCCTTAAGAACCGTGTCGCCGAGGTGGACGCGTCGTTGGCCGTCGAAGGCTACGTCGCTGCCCCTGATGGCGACGTGGAGCACGCTGTCGCCCCCAAGGCGGAGCACCCGGTCGCGAAGGCCAACGCGAAGGCTCGCCGCAAGTGAGCAACGTCACTGTCGTTGAGTGGCGGGAGTGGAAGAACGCGCCCACTGACCCGCCCACGACAGTGATCCAGGCCGGTATTGACGCGGCAGAGGAGGCCATCGGAGCCGACCTGGCCCGTTACATCGCGGTCGCTTCTGGCACAGCCACCGCACGGGTGTACGTCCCGGCTGCCGGTTCGGACACGTTGCGTATCCATGACTGCAAGACGATCACGTCGGTCACCGAGTCGGGCACCCTGCTCGCCGCATCCGGCTACCTGGCGCATCCGGTGACCACATGGTCCGGTGCTGTCGAACCGTTCACCGAGATTCAGCTACTCGGCGGTGTCACCTTCACCGACACCACAGGTTCAGCCACAATCTCGGTTGTCGCCGATTGGGGCTGGGCTGCGTTGCCGTTCCGCTACGTCGAAGCCGTGAAGATCCTCAGCGCCGACATCATCGATCAGAAAGACATCCGTAACGGTGTCGCCGGGTTCGCCGACTTCGGTGCTGTCCGCGTCCGCGAGAACGCCACCGTCGTGAAGCTGCTCGCCCGTCTGCGGCGCGCCGAGTCGTGGGGTATCGCGTGAGCCTCGACATTGGGGCTATTCGTGAAGCGGTCGCCAAGATCGTCGCCGAGCGGTTGGCCCCGACTAGTGGTGCGCTCAACGTCTACGGCTACCCGCCCGACAACCCCGAGCTGGACGCCGTGCTCGTGCTGCCCCGCCCCGGTGAGAGCGGCCAGTACATCGACTTCCACAAGTCG